TGGCCGAAGATCTTGATCCCGGCGGAACCTACGAGGGAGAATCTTTCCGAGCTCTCCCCGGCGAACTTGTCCTCGGCGACTTCGTCTCTTGGGACTCCTCCGGCGGGACAGCTCGAGGACAGATCGAGCACATTATGACGGACGGAGTTCTCGGGATCCCCGACTCTTCTTTCTCGATCAACGCTTCCGAGGACGACCCGGCCGCTCTAATCAGGATATGGAGACCAACGGAGGACGACGGGGAGACCGATTGGAACCCGACGGAGACTCTCGTCGGACACCGTTTCTCAACGTTGACGAAGATCGACTCTCTCCGATCGGAGATCCGTCAAGTCAATCTCGAGCCTCCCGCGTATATGCGTGCGGCCGCTCGACGCGGGATCGAATACTACGAGGAGGGTCTCGGAGGGGACGGTCTCGTCGACCGGACGATCCGGGAAGCTCGGGCAATGGCTCGAGGATCCGTCACAGCGGAGAAGTGGGTCAGGATAGCGGCTTGGATCGCTCGACACTTGGTCGATCTCGACGCTCCGGCCGCGAACCCGGAGTCCGAGGACTATCCCTCGGCGGGAGTTGTTGCTCACCTTCTTTGGGGATCGGGTCCGTCAAAAGCGGCCGCCGAACGGACTCTCCGCTACGCTGAAGGTGTCGTCGCTAGACTTGAAGAAGAGAACGAAGGCCGAACGAAGGGCGAAGCTTTGAAGAAAATGGAAACGAGAACACTTTCCGTTGACTACGAGATCCGGGAGACCGGGGACGGAATGACTTTCGAGGGATACGCCGCGATCTTTGACTCTCCGAGCGAGCCTCTGCCGTTCACCGAGCGGATCGCGCCGGGAGCTTTCGCGAGATCGTTGAAGAGCCGGAACGACGTCAAGCTAATGTGGAACCACGACACGGGCGCGATCCTCGGATCGACTCGCGCGGGGACTCTCAAGTTGGTCGAGGACGGTCGAGGCTTGAAAGTGACGGCCGAGCTCCCAAACACTACGCTTGGTCGCGACACGGCGGAATTACTCCGTCGTGGGGACGTCGACGCTATGAGCTTCGGTTTCTCGGTTCCCAAGAACGGGGACGCTTGGTCCGAGGACGGATCCGAGCGGACTTTGAAGGAGATCCGTCTCCACGAAGTTTCGATCGTGGCTTTCCCGGCTTACACGGCGACGGCGGGGACCGCAACCGTTAGGGCTTTGGATCGTCTCGCTCTCCGAGCTAACGTTGACGTCGACGCTCTGGCCGACGCTCTTCTCAAGTTGGAGAATGGGGAGGATATGTCTTCGGCGGATCGGGATCTTCTCTCGAGCGTGTTGGACACTTTGGCTCCCGAGGACGAGAAGGTCGAGGAGCCGACTCCGGATCCGACGGTTGATCTTCTCGCTTTGAAGAAGAAGAAGCTCGAGCTCTTGAAGGGATACTACAATGGCTAGTCGCGCGGAGATCAAAGCGGCAATCTTGAGAGCGGCCGGGAACCCGAGCTCGGGTCCGATCGCTGAGTGGGCGGACGCGATCGCGGACGCTGTGGCGGAGTTGGACGCTCCGAAGGTTCACCGGAAGATTGAGAAGCGGGTTGTGACTCCGGCGGAGATCCGAGACGACTCGGACGAATAAGAAGAGCCGGCCCGAAGGCCGGCCCTCCTCCGTCAAGGGAGACGGTTATTCGACAAGCTCTCGAACCATCTCGTCAAGAGCGTCGTAGTCGAGAGCGTCGGAGATCCAATCGACATCGTCCGGGGTTCGACTGTCCTCGTAGTCGAGGATCCGAATCAACTCTCGGTACGACGGGTCGAGCGCGATCTGACAGTATCGGACAGCCGCTCGATACAAGCTCTCGTCGTTGTTGATCCAGAGCGCGACGTTGAAGGTCTGGTAATTCTTCCAACCGTTCATCGGTCTCCCTCCTTCTTGACGAGCTCGTCGAGAAACTCTTCCCAAGTGAGGCCGCTCTTCTCGCGGAGATCCAAGATCTCTCCGACGATCTCCTTCTCTCGCTTCTCAAGGTTCTCGATTGTGTTGAGGATCCCGTCGAGTTGCGATCGCTTGACGTATCGGCTTCCCGTCCTCGCGAGATAAGCCTCGCGCTTGAAGAAGCGGATCGCGTCGACGCAATCGTCGTACGACTTGTCGGCCGCGCGAGCTTGGTCGAGGATCTCTTGGGTTTCGGTCTTCGTCATTGTTCTCTCCTAGTCGTTCTCGCCGCGAGGCTCGAGGATCAGGCCCTTCACGTTGTGCTCGGGGCAATAGGTCATAAAGTAATCAGCGGGTCCGGGAATCTCGACGATCTTGGTCTCGCACTCGTAGTGCGGCTCCCAACGGTCGAAAGCGGACTCGTTGTTGAGTGGTGCGGGTGCCGGGATCAGCGTGATGGTGTTCATTGTCTCTCCTTGGGTTAGGTTGTTGCTCGTAGTTCGAGTTTAGACCTAAACCAACGAGAGTGGAAGTCTATTCCGAAACCAAAAGACAGCGAGTCGGTACAATGGAAACACCGGAACCGTGAGTCATCTCTGCCGGGAGTCGGTTCGGCGTTATCGCGGCCGCGTCATATCCCTACAACACAAGGAGATCCAACAATGAGTGAGTTTGTGAAAACTCAGGAGGAACTCCGCGCCAACCTCTTCTCCCAAATGACCGAGGTCATTGAAGGAGCCGAGAAGGAAGGACGCGGACTTGACTCCGCCGAGCTCGAGAAGCTCGACCGGATCGAAGGCGACGTGCGGAAAGCTGACGAGGCAATCTCTCACGCTCGCAACCTCGAACAGCGTAAGGCGGAAGCCGCCGAAGCCGCTCGTGACTTCGTTCCCGCAGAATCCAACGACGAGGGCGACGTATTCCGCGCTCTGGCCAACGGTGAACTCCGTTCGCACGTCTTCAACGCTGAGAAGCGCGCCACTCTGGTCCCCGGAACCAACACCGTCCCGGTGGGTTTCCTCGACCAGGTTTACGGCCTCGCTCGCCAGGTCGGGCCAATGCTCGAACTTGCGGACGTGATCAACCGTAGCTCCGGCGAGTCTCTCCGTATCCCGACCTACACCGCATACTCGACCGCGTCACAGTACGCCGCCGGTTCCGCTATCTCTGACAGCGAGCCGACTTTCTCGAGCGTGTTGCTTCAGCCTTACAAGCAGGCCTTCATCGTCAAGATCGCGAATGAGCTTCTTGACGACGCTGGCTTCGACATTCAGAGTGTCATTGCGGAGCAGGCGGGCAATGCTATCGGTTTCCAGGTGAACAACTTGGCAACTGTGGGAACGGGAACCGTCGAGCCCGAGGGTGTCGTCGAAGCCGCTGGCTCCGGCGTGACCGCTGGTACGACCAACGCGTTCACCGCCGACGACCTCATTACTCTCGCGTATTCGCTTGACGGTGCGGCTCGTCGTCTCCCCGGAGTTGCGTTTATGTGCAACACCGCGACTCTCGGCTTCATTCGCCGTTTGAAAGACGACAACAACCAATACATTTACAACCCTGTGGTGGGTGGCCCGGACACGATCCTTGGCTTCCCCGTCGTGGAGAACCCCGCAATGGCTGACATTGCGACGGGTGAGCGCGCCGTTGTGTTTGGTCATATGCCGTCCTACAAGATCGTGTCGACCGGCCTCGAGGTGGCAACCTCGACCGACGCGTACTTCGCGAACGACATCACCGCTTACCGCTTCTCCTACCGCTTCGACGGAAAGCTGACTCACTCGGCTCACGTCAAGTACCTCGAGCTGGCCTAAGCGATTACCGGATCGGAGCTCCTCGGCTTTCTAGGTTGAGCCGGGGAGCTCCTCCCGTTCCGGCGGGAATTGCGCTAGAGTGGCGCTATGTCAACCTACGAGAAACTTCGAGGATCTTTGGTCCTCTCAACGAACTCTCCGGGCGCTCCGACGGGATACGGCGTCCAAGCGGAAGAGCTAGTGTCCCGAGCTGTCCGTCACGGTCTCAACGTCGCTGTGTTGTCGAACTACGGTCTCGAGGCGTCGACGGAGATCCGGAAGACTCCTCACGGGAAATACGCGCACTATCCCAAGGGACTCCGGCCCTATTCGGACGACGTGATCCGGTTGTGGTACGAGGACTTCGTCTCTCAACACAAGGGCCCGAGCGCGCTCCTCACGTTGTACGACGTTTGGGTCTACAACGATCTTGTCTTCGACGATCCTATTCTTCCTTGGGTTCCGTTGGATCACTTGACTATGCCGCC